AGTGGACACGCAATCTACTCAGTCGATTCGTTTGTAAAATGGGGAGAGTTAATCGATTTGCTTGAAGATGACATAAAACATTTAGAGCAAAAACATTTCTCAGGGAATACACATAAATCAACAATCTATTCTCACGCTACTGGCGAGAGATTGGATTATCTTGTTGGCATTGACAACAAAGATTTTCTACGTTGGTTTGGTGGAATCATTGGTGCTGACTTAACAGACGCAGATTACTTCTATGGTAGAGGTCGTCAGGGTAGCTTTATGGCAGACCGAATATTTGATAGATTGCAAGATATTGCAGAAATCAATGAGAATGATATGAGAGCTATCATCAAAAAAATGGAACAAAGGAATAGAGAACAAGAATAGTTCACGCTTAATCGAAACTCGGAAGCCCACCGTTCATTCGGTGGGTTTTTCGTTTGAGAAAAAAATTTTTATGCTTACCGACTTCTTTAGCCGTTGGGACTTGCTTCACGATAGATGACGTTGCAGTTACAGTTGACTCTCTCTTTAGCAGAGAGATTTGACGCTTTTGGAAATTCAGCTCTCTCTCCACCAACAATAAAATCCTCTCCGTCTGCCACAACTTGTCCGTCAACTTGAATGTGTGTGTCTCTTGAATTGTTGAATTGTGTCTGCCACTCTTTGACCGTAATCAATCCTGATTTCTGTACTGCGTCATATTGACCAAATTGTGCCAACGCCCCACCTTCTGTTCTAGCAATAGTTGAAGCTCTACCCATAAACTTTTTTGGTAAGGCATTCTCGACTTGTCCAGTAATGTACTCATACATTGTGTCCCCACTTAGACCAAGCTCGACTGCTTCGTCAATACTTCTTCTGATTGTTCTATTCAAAGTAGCCTTCGTGGTCTTTGCTAATTCAGGAAGTGTGTTGTCTAACGATTGATTAACAAACGCAACTGCTTGTCGGTTGTATCTTGTTCTAGGAAGTGGAGACTGAGCAGTTGGAATAATCCCACCACCACGAGTTCGTATTGGATAGAAACCTTCGTTCACTACTTGACTACGGTTTTTCCTTCTTGCCTTGTAATCGTATAAGTCCGTGTCCTCGACTTCGGAGTAGCCTTTAAGCGTTTCAGGTAAAAGAATACCCATTTGAAATAATTCAAAGTCATACACCTCAGATAAGTACACATCATACAAATCTAGTTTCCAATCATTTGTTGTGTCATCAATTAACTTATTCAGAATCGGAGATTGTCCATTCAAAATGGAATTTTTGTACGCACGGTTATCTTGCCCTCGCCTCATACTCCTCGTGATTTTTTCATTCTGACTACGCAACAGACCGAAGTAGAAGTCGGTGTACCACTTCTCCCAGTTCCGTAACATAGCTTCATAGTTCCGATAGATACCTTGCTTGACCTCAACCGAACTGAGACGATTGTACCTGTACTCTGCGTCTGCTTGTTGTCTTAGGTTATGTCTCCGTACCAGTTCTGACGCACTACTCTCCTTCTCGTCTCTCTTGTTCATAGCTCGTACTAACTTATCACTCCAAGTCCGTCCACTTGACCCACCCCATAATTTCCACGCTATCCAACCGTTAGTCGCACGGTCAGTTCGTCCTGCTATGTAGTCTCTATGAGCTTGGCTAGTTAAGTCTCCTTCGTGTCTTGGGAAGTACTTGGCTATGTGTCTTACCTTCTCAGGCGAGGCGTTTGTATTGGAGACAAGATAGCGAGCCGTTGCTAATCCAACGCTTGTACCACCTCGACCAAACTTCTTGCGTAGTGCCAGTCCTTGCTCGGCTTGTCTCTTAACTCCTTTTGGTATCGAGAAATTCAGGTCATCATATTTTCCTTTTTTAAGGATTCCGTTTATGCCTGTGTCCATATACTCGACCACTTCCCACTCCTCTGTATCAGTACCTAAATCAGACTGTAATTGTATCGTAGACGATACACTAGAACTATCAGTACTCCTAGTACTATCCTTATCTACCGTATGAGCAGTAGGAGTAGAATTTGTTGCGAGGTTTTTCCTAGAGCTAAGAGGGTGGTTTCTAGGTAACAAGTCTGTATCAAACGGCTTGTTCTTGTATTTACCATTCCTAAGAGCGTATAAGAGGCTATTACACCGAGCTAACGCCCATTGGTCAGAAGATGTAACTGTGGGTCTAACCGACTGTGGATTGGTGTTATAAGCCCCTACACCTCTATTGAAGCAAGCTATTAACATTCTTAAGGTTGCCCTGTACTTAGGATTGTCTTTGTTGTGTTCTGTTACTTTATCTTCGAGTATCTTCTTAATGCGAGCAGATACTTTGAGTTCAGTCTGCGTCATTATCTTCTAAGCGTTGTTCATACTCAGCGTGTGTAGAACAAGGCATATAGATAGTGTTACCGTCCTTATCGTGTTGGTGTGTACCGTTACAACCAAGTTCCTCTGCTCTAGCTTCGGCTTCATCTAATGTAGTAAATTCATCTTTACCTACCATAGCTTTAGGTGTATCGCTAAATCTCTCTATCTGTCGAAGTCGTATCTCTGCTAATTCTTTAGTAGGATAACAACCCATATTGCGACCTGTTTCCTCTGTTATAACGCAGTACTCTCCGTCTATCTCTTGTACTACCTTAAGTTCAGCAGATTGCATACTTGCAAGGCTTATAGCTTCGGGTACTTCATCAGTCTGTTCTTCTTGTTGTATTGAAGCAGGTTTATAATCTTGAAGCATATTGGCAGGTATTGTTACCTTACCTTCGGGAAGTAAATAGACATCTTGCTCAGGTGTAGTAGGTAAGCCAATGCTTTGTCTTGCTTCGGCAACGGTAACCCAACCACCTGTGACTGCTAAGTTCATTCTCTCGTAAATCTCATTTGTATCTGTTTGTAAAGCTCTTACGTCTGTGTAATCATATCTAGCTTCTAGGTTATCTGAATCTGCATAATCTACTTTAAGTATCTGATGTGTTATCTCTTGTGCGACCATATCCCATAGAGGTATAAGCTTTTGTTCTGTAAAGAACTCTCGCAAGGTTTTAGCATTAGAGTAAGTAGCATACTTAAGTCCAACTTCTAATCCTGCGATTATGGAAGGAACGCCAAGTACAGAAGATACACGAGACTCGAATGACTCTCTTAAGTCTCCAATCTCTAAGTCTTTAGGACTAAAGGCTAGCTTCTCTACATTCACGCCACCTGATAGTACTAAAGGTTTACCTTTGTTCTGACCACCAGTCTTACGTTGGAATGCTTTGGCAATAGATTCTCCTTCTTCTTCTGTTAAGCCATACTCATCTTTAGGTGTAATCATAAAGCTAGGGACACCCATATTAGCGAGAATTGATGTAGCCATTTGTCCTGCACTCTCATCTCCATAAATCTCTCTAAGTAATGTTTTAACTGGTGCAAAACCTCGTCTATGGTTTTCAGGGTCTAGTCCAAGCCTAAAGTGTGCAACCATATCTTTATCTAGTCGTACTTTTTGATTCTTAACTTGGTATTCATAGTATTCAATAAGAGTTTCTTCACTACCTTTTGGCGTTACATTCTCAGGCATAAGTGGGTATAAAGCTACTAACTGACCTGCTTCATTCTTTTGTTTTAACAGATAAGCGTCTCCTGATATGTGCATTGATTGTACTAAACAGTTTTGTACAACATCTCCTGACATATAAGGATTAGGTCTTTTAAAAAGCATTGATAGTTGATGATTAGGAAGTACGTCTAACTCTCCTACTTCGTTTGTTTGATAAACCTTAAGCTCAGCTTCTCCGAAGGCAGTCCCAAGTACCTGTAAACAAGAAACGACGGCACTATTTGAAGCACCATTACCTAAGCCTTGAACATTAAATTCTCCTGCTGATGATTGATAGCCTTGTATAAAGTTTGTATTGTTACTGTCTATGCCTTGTCTAAAAAAATTATATCCTGTACTTCTCTTTGTCTCAGGTGTTTGTCCAAAGAATACTTCTCTGAAACTTCTTCTGTTTGCCATTTACTTTTCCTTCTTTGCGAGCATTTGAGTAGTAATGGACGCAACCCTTATCGGCACTACTACTCTATGCTCTTTTATCTTAACTTAATTTACAAAACTTTTATACTTTTCCGTACTTTTGATTCTATTACTGCGTAGGCTAAAGAGTCAACTATGTCATCGTGTTCTGCTTCGGGAAACCTTAGTAACTCTGTTTGTACGTCAGCAAACCACGTTGAGTTCTTAGGGAAGAATATATCTCCTGCTTCCATTCTTGCAATCAATGGATAAGCTCTTGAGACTTTATCTCTATCTGCCTTAAGCGACTTTACAACCAACCCTTCTCTTTTAGCCATTTGTATAAACGCCAACTGGTAACCTGCTCGCTCAATTCCCACATACGCCAAGTCAAACTGTTCCACTTTTCTTTGTAGTAAGGGCAGTAAATCAGGTGCTTCCAATCTTCGTCTGTCAATGTCCAGTATGAGAATCTTGCCCTCAGGTGTGATTGCCACCGAAGTAATAACTGTGAAGTCAGCACTTTGTTTAGTTGATGTTGCAAGGTCAACAGTTGCATATCTACGGCAATCCTCAAGCCTGCACTCTTTGTCCTTATATTTATAAATAATTTCTGTATTTTCATTTTTTTCCTCGTCAATTCCTATTCGTTCTTCTATTTTGTAATGGTCAAACCAATCGGCTTTAAATAAACCACCACTTGCTTCTATAAATTGAGCTTCGTACTCTTGAGCGTATAAAAAACTTCCTATCTCTTGTTTTGCCATTTCTAATTCAGCAGGGTCAATAATTGGATTTGTTATTGTAGGATATGTAAATCTAACCCAATCATCAAGCATATTTGCTTCTGAGTACAACTTCTCAAAAAAGTTATATCCTTTTGGCGTGCTAATAAAAAATGCACTACCTTTTTTCTCTGTTAAGGCAGGTCGGATAACTTCTGCCCAAGTTTGTGGCTTCATAAAGGCACACTCGTCTAAAACAACAAAGTCAAGACCTGCACCTCTGAGTTTCATAGGGTCATCTGCTGACCTTACTTGTACTGAGCCACCAGTAGCAGTTACGATTGTTCGCTCTGCTTCTTTTACTTTGATACCATATTCGATACCAATACTTCTTAAATCTGCCCACGCTTCATTTGTCATTGAGTATGAAGGTGCAATCCACCAAGCTCTTTTGCCTTCCCAAGCGTATTTAAGACAAAGCCAAACACCAAGTTTGGTCTTACACCAACGCCTGCCTGCTGATAGAACTGTAAACCTTTTCATATTCTTTACTACTTCCATTTGTGCTGAGTGTAAAGGTGGCAACTGAATATCTAAGCCTGATAAGACATTATTATCTAAAGCTGATTGCATATTACTCCTGAGTTTTATACCAGTTTATGAATGTTTCCAATGCCTTTGATGATATAGGAAGTGAGCTATACATTAAACCCATATCGGTAATCATTGGAATAAACACAACGGCAGGTATTTCAAAATCACTTAGCTCATCAAGAATTGGGTCATCTAAATCTTCATTAATCTCTATTTCCATAATGTTAAGATTATTAAATTCTATAATCTCAGCAAACGATTGGTTTATATCTTCATTCTCCATTGTCTAATCCTTTTGGCTCTATGACTTCGCCTTCTACAAATTCTTCTTCTTGAGCTTTTTCTAATAAGTTGCCGTCTGCCCAACGCAGTCGTACTTCTTGATTATCTTGATTCTCAATGGCAACTGTATCTCTTTTGCCAAACAAGTGTGGGTATCTTCTCTCTAAGTACCAAGCGTCTGCCTGCCAAGAGCCACTCTCCCCTGCTTCTTCTATTCTTCTAATCCTTCTCTCAATAGCTTTGGCTTCTGCAATCTGTATTCTTTTCCATACTTTGTCATAAGGTGTTATGCCTTCCTGACCTTTTTTCTTCCATTCGTGAAGTGTTGATGTGCCTATGCCTACTGATTGGCAAGCGAGATTAACATACATTCCTGTTGCGATTGAATCGCAAAGAGCTTGTACTAAGTCATCATTGTATGCAAGTGTATCTTTTGGCATTATCCACCCATAATAGCAAAATCGGTATCGAATGATACCGACCTTGCAATATTGTTTAAGTAACTTAGTTTCTGCTTTTATCTGTTGCAAAACAAAAGTCATAACCTGTCCAATTTGTATCTGAATACAAAGTGTTAAACAAGTCCAAGTTATCAACATAAGTTACAAGCTCATTAGTATTTTTACAAGCTCTAACTTTTCTCCAATCAATATCTGCTTTTTCTTTTCTATCTTCCTTGTATGGTGCAACTTTGCAATCATCAACAAGGTGGATAACATAAGAACTATCAATACTGTTGTGAGAATCGTCAATTTCTCCATAAGGTTGTGACATAAATGCTTTTCTTGTCTTAAGATTATTCTTAAAGATAAAAGTTCCAACACCCATATCGTCATGTCCACCACCAAAGTAAAGAACTTGACTACCGTCTGCAAGGTCTATGACTTTGTATAGGTCTCCTTTGTTTTCTTTAATATCTTTATAGATTTTGTTAAAACCTTTGTTGATTTTAAAATCTACGCCTTCTGTATAAGTTTGTACTGTTGTCATTTTTGTTTCTCCGTTTCTATTTTTTGTTTCATTCATATTAAATACCGTAATCTCTTTTGTAACCGTCTTTACATTCTGTTGAACAGAAAACTAAACCTTGTAATTTTCTTGCTTCTTTTACAGGAAAAATGTGGTCTTGTGTATGGTTGCAGATTGCAATTTGGTCTAATGTGTATTTTTTGTCGTTCATTTTGTTCTCTCCGTTTGTTTCATTCATACTTAATTATGGCATAATCGTAGATTATAACCAAGTATTTTCTAAGAAATATGTACTAAAAAACCCAATGTTTATAGGGTCTGTAAAAATAATTTATATTTTTTTACTTTTTCTGCTCTAATTTGCACACAATACAGTACAAGAAGTAGTTGTGGTCTATGAAGTGATGACCCTTCTCCTCGCATATTAAAATAGGATTCTCAACTAATTGTTTCTTGCGTATCTCATCTTTGCCTAGAGCTTCAAACTTACCAAACCATTTGTTGATTGCGTATGGCGTGATGTCTATGTTGTTCCAATGTTTCTTGTAGGCGAGGATTG